GCTTATATTTAACTTCTTCTATATTTTGAATATATAAATTATATAATTTACTATCATTTTTTATAGAATATATTTTATCTATAATTTCATCAGGATTATTAATATGTATATAACTATTATCTGGTAAAAAATTATCAAATCTATTATTACATATCATTATTGAATCACAAGCATATATTAATGATAATCTTTCTGAGTAGTAATGATTATTATCATATTCATTATTATTAAGTGGTGATATATTTAAACTAAATAAACTATTTGATAATACATGTTTTATATTATTATATGATATAAAACCTTTATAATTATTTGGATATAAATCTTTTAAAAATTCTGTTCCATAAATATGAACTTCTAAATCACTTTTAACTAATTTATCTAATATTTTCTTTCTGGAACAATTACGATTATCACCATAATTTTCATATAGATTAGTAATAATACAACTTACATCACATTTATACTTATTATTTTTTTTTGTTTTATATGTCATTGTTTCATTAAATCCTTGATTAAAAAATATATAATTTTTAAATTTATTTTTAATAAATGGATTTACACCAAAATTTAAATCAAATAATAATGGTAAATCATCTTTATAATTATATTGCAGATCCCAGTTTAAATTAACTATCTTATAATTATTTTTTATTTCTTTAATAAAACTTAATAGATTGAAATTAATTTTTTTAATGTTAAAATTATTTATGAAATCATAATTATACCAAAATAAAACTATATCACATTTTTTATTATTTTTATTTATATAATTAGCCATTTTAATATCTTCACCATTTAAAGCTTTATGTATTGTATCAATATTATATAAATTTTGGTCTTCAATTCTATCTTTAAATATAAATAACGGAAAAAATGATACATCATAATATTTTTCTAACTCTAAAGATAAAGCTTTATATCCATCAGCTAAACCATATACACCAAAAATTATAATTTTTTTCATTATATATTATATATTATATAATGAAAAAAGCAATTTTACTATCTGGATATATGAAATGTTTTTATAATATGATTGATAATTTTTATGATAATGTTTTTGATAAAGATACAGATTTATTTATATATTATGTTGAAAATACTATTTTTAATTGTTCTCATAATGGTAAAAATATAAATGATGATGATATGAAAAAAATATTATATAATAAATTTGGTAATAATATTAAAATATTTAAAAAAAGAAATGATGATGAATTAAAAGAGAGAAATTTAATTTATAATAAAAAAAAAGAGTTATTTAAAAATTTTGAATATTCAAGTTGTTTTTATAATATTAAAACAAAAACATTAAGTAATATTGTAGTAGACCAATTTTATAATTTATATAAAATTACTAATTTATTTAAAGAATATGTAGAAAATAATAATATAAAATATGATATTGTTATTAAAGGTAGGTTTGATAGACTATTATATATGAATAAAATTAATTTTGATAAATATAATTATCAAAATAGAGAATTTATTTGTATAGGTGGATATTTAAGAGAATGGGTTTCTGATTCATTTTTTTTTGGTTCTTATAAATCAATGTTATATATTTGTTCTAATTTTATAAATGAAATGTATAATTACAATGATAAAAAATATTATCCACTAAAAAAATATGAACATACTACTATATTAGCACCAGAAAGACAATTATATTTATATTTAAAAGATAAAAAAGAAAATAATTTTGAAATAATTGATTTAAAAATATCATTTAAATTAATAAGTAATAATAAATGTAAATTATGTGCGTATTATATAACTCATTTTAAATAATATAATATATTACATTATCTAAAAAATATATTAAAAATTTAATTATAAATATATATTTATATCAATAGTTTTCCTGAAAAACAAAGTAATTTTTTATTTTCTACAATAAATTATTTGATATCATAAATTTCATTATCTAAAAAATCATAATAATTGTCATCAAAATATTTATCTTTTAATAATAATTCTTTTAATATTTTATATTCATTTTTATAAAATTTTGTTTCTCCAATATTACATTTTTCTGTTTTTAATATTTTTTTATTAATATTTAATTCTTTTAACATATTATTAAGTTTATTTATATCATTTAATATTTTAAAATCTATAAATACTATTTTAATATTTTTTTCTTTATTTTCATATATATAATAATCATTTTTTTTAAATGGGATTTTGTTAAAATTATTATCTATTTTATTTATTCTTTCAATATGATATTTATTTATTAAATGATATTCATTATTCCAGTTATAATTTACAAATATTTTATATAATTTATCTATAAAAAGTTTATCACGATTTATTTTAAAATATTTCTCTCTAAAATATCTATTTTGATTAAAATCTTTTATTTCTCTATATTTTTTAAATAAATTTATATTTTCTTCATCATGAAATAAACTGTATTTATATTCAGGCATATGTATATCTTGAAAAAAAGCACTTAAAAATATTTCTTTTTGATTTCTTATAGGTGTTAAATATATTGTATCATTGTTTATAGTTGAACTATGAATTTTAGAACATTCAATATTATTATTCTGTAATAAATTTTCTAATGTGCTTGTTCCAGTTTTATATACACCATTAATTATAATTGTCATATATAATATATGGTTGATAAAAAATTAATAATATATAACAAAAAAAATATTGAAGAATTAGTTGTATATGATAAAAATTTTAAGATACTACCTACAAAACAGTTTTATTTAAATAATGTATTATATTTGAATAATAATTTTATTTTAATGGAAAATAAAGAAATTTTTAATAAAAAATGGAATTCAAATTTAAATATTAAAAGTGAAAATAAAAAATATAATAATGAACTAAATTTAACAAATACTAAAATAAATAATAATAAATGTATATCATTAAATACAATATTTATTAGTAATTATTATCATTTTATAATTGATTTTTTACCAAAAATATTTATTTATAAAGAATTAAATTTAAACAATGATATTTATATAACCAGAAAAAATTTTAATAGATTTCAATTAGAATTTTTTGAATTAATTGATTTTGATTATAAAAAGATTAAATTATTTGAAAATGATGTATTATTTAAAAAGGAAATGATAATTTTATCAGACACGAGGGGTATTGGTATATTAAAAGAAGGAATACCTAAATATCCAATAGATTGTATGAAAAAATTATTAAATAAACTAATAAAAGAAAAAAAAATAGTAAAAAAAGAAAAAGAAAAAAAAAATATTTATATAACAAGAAAAAATGCAAATAATAGACATATCAATAATGAAGAAATAATTATTAATTTATTAAAAAAATATAACTTTGTAATTGTTGAATTAGAAAATATTTCTGTATTAGAACAAATTGATTTATTTTATAATTCAAATATAGTATTGGCTCCACACGGAGCAGGTTCAATTAATATAATTTTTGGAGATAATATTAAAGTATATATTGAAATACATAATAAAAATTATGTAAAAATGGATAATTGTTTTCATCAAATTTGTGATAATTTAAATATACCTCATTATTGCGTCCATTCAAATTCAGTAAATAATATTAAACCACATTTTAGTAATTTTGAGTTTGATAATTTAGAATGTTTAGAAAAATTAATAAAGAAATATTATATAATGAAATAAATAATAAACAAATACTATAAATGGATATTATACTAACTTGTTGTCATTGTAATAATAATTTTATTGTTAATACTAAAGAATTTAATTGTAAAATATTAAGACACGGTATTTATAAGACCAATTATCAACAAATAAACCCACATCTACCAAAAGATGAATGTGATAGATTATTTAATAATGATTTAATCTATGGATGTGGAAAGCCACTACAAATAATAGTAAATGATAATAATGATTATGAAGTAATTATTTGTGATTATATATAAAAATAAATAAAAATTGATTTTTTTTATTATTATAATATTATATGATTTTAATGATATTAAAAAATTATATGGTATTAATAAAAAATATTCAACTTTATATTCTAAAGATGAGCCTTTACTAAATGTATATTTTTTAATTTTAACAATGAAAGATATTTTAGATGAATTAAATATGTTATGATTTTATAAAAAAATATTTTATTTATACAAATCAAAAAATACTATCTAATGCTTTTTGTAATAAAACATCACCTTCATTAATATATTGATTAATTTCTTCTAATTTTTCATTCTTTTCATCATTATCATCCATTTTTAAAATTTCATCTTTTTGTTTTGTATAATAATGCATTAAATTCATTATTGAATCGTAATCTTGATTTTTAAATTTTAATTCTATCTTAATCTTTTTTTTATGTTCTTTGCTTTTCTCAATAGCCATTATATTCTTTAATCTTTCTTTATCTTTTTTAGTTATTTTTTGTTTATTTCCAAAATCTGTTTTAATATCTTTACTCTTATCTAATAGATTACCAATCTTAAATAGAGGTTCATTTTTTTTATTTCCATTATTTAATAAACTTATATTATTTAATTTATCTCTAATCTTATCTTGAATATATATTTCATTTAAACAATTACTAAAAACAATATATTGTCTTGTTTTAGTTTTAACATTTGCTCTATAAATTCTACCTAATGCTTGAACTAAATCAGTAACACTCCAAGTAGGCATTATAAATGACACTCTTGGATGATTACCATTTAAATCGTGTAATGAAATAGAATTTGAACCACATTTAATATTACAAATAATAATTCTTTCTTTATCATCATTAAAATCTTGAATATTTTTATTTTTTTTAATTTCATTTATTTCACCATATACTAAACATTTAACATTTAATTGTTTTGATAATTCTAATAATGTATTTGTATAATTAACAAATATAACAACTGAATTACCATTATTAACTTCGTTTAATGCTTCTTCTTTAATAGTTGGTATTTTTAATATTTCATTTTTTTGATTTGTTCTCATATATTCAGTTATTGCTGTATTTTTTTTATTTTCTAAAGCTTTTTTTAATTCTTCATAATTATCATTTATTTCTTTTTGTTTTTTCATTTCAAAACATTTACCTTCAATATGACAATTTGGATATAATCTTTTCATTATATTTTCATCTATCTTACTTGCATACCTTGGATATATAATTTTATGAAAAGCCAACATATAATTATTTGTATCTTTAAGTTTTGATTTTTTAACAATCCAATTATGCCCTTCATCATATGTTTCATATAATCTTAATACCAATCCAATCAATATAAAATATATAGGTTGTTCAGCTACTGTTCCACTTAACATTAATATTTTTACTTTTTTTTTTGAAAATTCATGCAATATTCTTCCATTATTTGTTGTTATATTTTTACATTTATGAACTTCATCATATATAATAATAACATCATTTGGTATTTTTTTATCATCTATTACATATTCATCATTTTCCATTGTTATAAAATCACAATTTATTTTCTTTTTTTTATTATTAAAATAATTTAATCTTTGTAATAATTCATATGATGTTATTCCATAATAATTACAATTAAAAATATCCATAACATTTAACCAACCCTTCATTACTATTTTAGGACATACTATAAATGGTTTTAAATTTAACATTAAACAACTAACAATCGCACAATAGGTTTTACCTAAACCCATCATACTCGCATCTAAACATCTGCCATTTGTTTTAATTATATTAATTAAATTTTTGGTATGGTCTTGTTGATAAGGTATTAATTTATCCATTTTTCTATTATTAATTATTATTTTTTTTTTATCAATTTTTATATTAAACAGAACATATTGTATATTTTTTATTATTAAAATATACAAATAAGTAAACATTATTTATTAGATGGTTAAATTATAATTAAAATAAGAACATACAAAATAATCCTCAAAGATTAAAAAAGTAAATAACCATCATATAATCTTATTTCTATAAATAATCACAAATAAAATATAAATTTTTATCAAATATTGTGTCTATATTTTTTATAAAAATCCATTACAAAATCGTCTTACTTTAATACACCACTGTTTATCACATATTACAATTATATCTATAAAATCAATAATTTCTTTTTTTATATCTTTTTCTATTTTAAGAACATCATAAATATTTGAACAAAATCCGTGTTCTAATTTATTAGTTAAATAATAGTATATAATAATAGACATTGTTATTATTTCATTTTTATAAGGTGTTATTTCAATTGTTTCCAATATTATATTTTTCAAATTATTTTTTTCATTAATATTATTTAATTCTTCAAAATCTAATTGATATTCATTATAATATTTATCATTAAATTCTTTTCTTATTTGAATATTTGTAAAGAAAATAATAGTGTCAAATAACTCATTAAAATATATTGTTTTCATATTTTAATGTTTTGTAAAATTATTATTATTAAATTAAATTTTTTTCAATTTTTATATAGTGTTAATAATATTATATAATTTATCTGAAACATTTTTTAATATTATTTTTATGTATTTCTTTTTTCCATTATTTATGTGAAATAATTTATTCCATTTATCCACAGTTAAATTTAATTTCTCTTTAGGTGGATGAATACCAAAAAATTCTATAATTATTATTTTTAAATATAAAAACATAACTTTTCACATAAAATTATATAGGTGGTTATTACTAATTAGCTTTTTTAAATAATATTTTCCAATAAATTATGAAATATAAACATCTTATAAAAAATAACTTCATAATCTTTGAAATCATTATTCATATATATTATTTTTTTTTTAATTGCTATTAAAGGGTCATCATAATTTTTTTATATTTATTTATTACATCATAATGAATAGTTAATTCTTCATTAAATTCCGGTTTAAATATTAACCAATCATCTACAATCCAATAGTTATTTTCCATATTTTTCATTATTAAATTATATTTAAATATTCACTATTTTAAAATTTTAAATAAATCAACTAATTTATTATTATATTTAAATAATATTTTCCAATAAATTATGAAACATAAACACCTTATAAATATTGTATGTTTTATAATTTTTATTATAATCCTCTATTATATTATAAGATATATGTTCTTTAAAACTTTTATTAAATTCATTAAATGAAACATTTAATTCT